CCACTGCGCGCTGTGCGCCTCGAGCATGTCGCGGTACTGCAGCATGATGTAGGGCTTGTCCTCGTAGATGATCTCCTGCATCACCGTGCCAGCGGTCGCCGCACGCCATGACAGATCGAATAAATCCTTGTCCTTCTTCTTGACGATTAGCGCCTGCGCGCCAGGCGTAACGCCATCAACGCCCATGTTCGCCAATCCGACTTCCTCGAGTATTCGTATCGCGCCAGCGGGTAAAGTTTGCGGGTTCCCCGGCGCTAGCTGCCACGTCTTGAAGTTAGCGAACGCATCCGGACGCACTGCGCCGATTGCCCGCAAGCCGTCGTTCAGGTCAAACAGAAGCTCGTCCTCCTCGTACTGCTCCATATCCTCATCGCCCAATATCCTGGCGACGGACGCAAACATTTCGGCGGCTTTCATGTCTTACACGAATTGTGCGCGCGAACGTCTGCGCGATCGTACAAAACCCTTTTGCACCTGGAAGCGGTGTTCGGCGGCAAGTTCTTGAAAAATTACCATGTGTTCGAGCGCCTTCTTGGTGTCAGACCAAGGCTTGTCCTTAATGTCGAAGAGGCGCGCGAGCGCGGCATGGACTAGCGCGTCTTGATGGTACTCGTAGAATCGCGACTCGAACGTGGTCGACGCGCGCGCCGGCGCGAGCGAGACCGTCATCGTAAGCGCGTCGGCAACGTTCGCGTCTGGCTTTGGCACGAGAATCACGTTTTCCTCGTCCCTTTGCAGGTATGAGTCCGGTTCCGCTGTCGTTTCTACGGGCCAATTACGGAAGCGTTCGTGCAGTGCGTCCTGCGTTACCGGGTCAATCGGCTCGCCGTTGAACCAGGCTTGCAAAATTTGCACGACCACCGTTCCGGGCGGCGGGACAAAAGCGTACTTCGCTTGATCCGCTACCGCTGAAATCGGGGCGTGATCAAATGTGTAGGCCCATGATCGTTTACAGAATTCAATGACGCCGCTCCGTATCGCATCCATTGCCATGGCTGGCGAGCAGCCGACGACGGAGGGCAACACTTGAGGAAACAGCGTCGAGTAAGCGATCAGGGCCATGGCTACTATCAGGCTGGCGCGCGCAGGATCGCGAGCAACTTATCGCGCGACGACTTCGGGTTTGGTTCGCGCCCGGTCTTTGCCTTGACGCGCACCAATAGCTCGGCTACATCCAGCGTTTCGAGTCCGTCGCTGCCCGGATCAACGTCCGGCTTGATGTCAGGATTACTGTCCAGCGGTGCGCCGATATTTTCACCGAGCGGTGCCTTGTCCAACGGTTTAAGTTCCGGCTTTACTTTCTTGGCATCGCGCCCATGCGCCTGATATCCCTCCTTGATCGAAAGAAAACGAGCGATATGAGCCTCGTCTGTCACTTCACAAACGTGCGGGCTTTCCGAGTTACCCGGGTCTTGCGGTTTGAAGTGGTAGACCGCAAGCGGCTTGTTCACGTCTCCGAACTTAATTTCGGTACCGTTTGGTCTTTTCAGTAAACATTGAATCAGCATGATGCACCCCTGATCGTGCGTTGTTGAAAAAGATGGGGGGACCGAAGCCCCCCGTTGGTCGAGCTACTTAGGCGTTGTACTGAGCGGAACGATAGAGCAGCGTTCCGGCTACCACGCCAGCAACTGCGCTAGTTGCCGGGCCAGTCGAGACCTTGATACCGAACGGTCGATCGGCCGCTCGATCCGACACCATTCGCGTGATTGCCTTGTCGGTTGCGCGAGCGATACCGCCCGCTTGGCCGATGGTCGAGTTGCCGATCCAACCGGCACCGCCAGACGCGGCGGTGTCGATGTCCGTCTTGCCGGCGTTCAAGATGCCCGCCTGCAAGATGATTGTCGGCGTACCGTTCGTATCAATGTCGTCGGAGTCCGCGATGAAGTCGACGGGGACGTGCCCCGCCGGTAGCGGACCGAGCTCGATGATGTCGTTGACAACCAACGCCGCCACCAAGGGAAACTCGCAGCGAACCGCGAGCACCTCGGCACCACTCGCGTTAGGCATCTGCTTGATGCCCTTCGCGTAGTCAGTTTGTTTCAGAGACATTGTGATTTACCTCTCGAATGTGTTCGTAGAACTCCCCGGCGCTCCTGCGCCAGGGAGGATCAGTGGTATGTCAGGTATCGCTTAGCCGGGATCAGCCGCAGCCGACTCCACCGCGATTACACCGAAGTCCTTCGCCGTGCCGTCGATCGTGAAGCGGCACTTTTTGGTGCCAAAGATCGACGCCGTGGTGATAACGGCTTGGTTGCCGCGGTCGGCGGTTTCCTCGTGCCAATCGAAGCGAAGCCCGGTGCCAGGTGAACCGAAAGCGCACACTGCCGCTTGCGTTCCCATAAAGAGCGAACGCGACGCTGCAACGTTGCCACCGGCACCGTAGTCCGAGGAACGGATAACGCTCTTGTGCTTGTGCAGCACTACGTCGTTATACATTCCCATGCCACCCTTGAAGATTGGATTCTTCCGACCTTCGGCGGATGCCGCGGCCTTCTGGATATCGAGCCACTGCCCGGTGCTGGTGTTGGTGCGCAGGTTGAACTCATCCCACGGCGTCATTAAGAGCACAAAGTGCTCTTCGCCGTCGATCATGATGGGCTGAATCTGCGGCGTGCCAGTTGTGCCGCCTCCCATCATGGTCGCCTTGGCCGACAGCCGATCGATGGTGGCAAGCGCCATCTTATCGCCTGCCGCCAACGTGGCCTTCGACGTCGCCGCACCCGAGTACAGGATGTGCTCCGTGTCCGGCGCCTGGAAGGCGTTGTTGGCGAACCCCGTGTAGTTGGTCGGGAAGATGTAGTCCGCATTGGCACCACGCATGCCCGACAAGTACATGAAAAACAACTCGTCGAACACTCGCGCCCACCACTCACCCTGTCGCTTGCGAGCGATTTTTCGCAGGTTGTGCAGCGTGCGCTTGCGGGTCATACGACCACCGGTGTTCACACCGCCGCGCATCTGGTCGATGTAAACTTGGTCGGTGTAGAACTTTAACGCCTCTTCCTTCTTCTCCAGCGTTTCGTCGCCTTCGACCGGCTGCATCTTCAACTGCATCGACAGATCGTAGGTGATCTGTTCGCCCGCGTCGTTTTCGAGCTGAGGCAATAGCTGGATCGGCATGGACGAGTCCTCACCGACGCCCATGAACTTACGAGTGAAATAGCCGATACGGCCAGTATCGACAGCGAGGTATCCCGAATATCTTTTGACGGCCTTGGGATCGTTTAGGCCCACGATAGTACGCATGAGTGATTAGCTCCATCATGTGAGCCGCACTCCTGCGCGAACCCGTTTCAAACCCGACGCGCATCATTACTGCCTACGCATCGGACCTTTTGCGGCGCAATGCCGCAAAATCCTTGGAGACCGCTACGCCTTGACGGCGAGTGGCCTTGTAATCCCGAGCACCGCGATGTTCGCGGTCGCCCGATGGTGTTCTATCTTCACCGACTTCTCGGCGTCTATCTCAAGGCGGGCGCGAGTCCCATTTTTTTCACGTAGCGTCACTAGGACGCGCGGTGCATTGGGTGACTGAAACGAAACAGATTCGCCTACCTTTAGATCCTTGAAAAGCATTTATTTGGCTTGCAGGTACCGGTCTTGCTGGGTCTTTGACATGGCTGCAAGCGCGTTCTCGAAATCCATGCCTTCCAGCTTGTCTATCGCTGCAAATTCATTGTCAGCGCCAGCGTCGCCAAGTTCAGCGGCCGGCAACGCGCCAAGAGTCGCCGGGACAAGGGTCAAGTCCGGTCGCCGACCCTTTCGGAGTTTCGCGGCATCGGCCTTCTTCTTTTCGGCGGCGAGGGTAGCGGCGTCCTTACCCTCTTCATCCGCTTCGGTAGCTGGCGCCACAGGACGGAAACGCTTGGCCACTTCCCTATGAGCTTGGTTCAGTACCCAGGATAAACTGCGGTCCGCGTTGCCCTCTTTTGACGCGATCTCGCGCACGGTGCCGTCGAGCGCCGAGAATAGAACCGGGTCGTCGCCATACTCCTTGTGCCGCACAAAGAACCGCGACTGCGCTCGATCCCAAGCCGTCTTTTCGTTGCTCTTGTTCTGTTCATCGGCCCACTGTGCGCGTTCTTGCAGGCGCACGATGTCGTTGCGCGCGGCGTCCACTTTGCGCGATTCGGCCATGTACTCCTGGACGTTTATCTCACCGTCCTCGTATTTCTTGTCGAGCGCCTTGAACTGATCGGCAAACTCGGTCATGCGCTGATCGTAGTTCTCCACAGCCTTGACTTCGACGCGAGCCACAAAGGTGTCATCGTCATCGTCGTCGTCATCGTCATCGTCGGCGCCGGCGTCGTCGTCGTCGGCTTTGGCTTTGGCTTTGGCTTCGGTGCCTGCCTTGTCTTTCCCTTCCGCGTCGGTATCGGCGTCGGCGTCTTTAGCTGCCGCTGCTTTGGCCGCTGCCTTGGCTTCATCCGTGTCGGCGGCATCAGCCGCTTCGTCGTCCGTATCGGTCGCCTTTACGGCGTCATCGTCGCCGGCATCGGCGGCATCTTCGTCGCCTTCGGCTATCTCTTCGAGCGATTCAACGTCGTCATCGTCGCCCTCGATTGCGGCAAGTTCTTCCGGGCTTAGCCCGGCCTTCTCGTCGTCGGTTAGTTCGTCTTCGCTCGCTTTACCGTCTTTGTCTTTTACGCCCATGTCTCTACCCTCTGCCCCGTGTCAGTTGTTTAGGTAGCTTCGCCGCTCGATATCTTCTTGAGTTCGGCCAGCTTCTCTTTCGCCATCCGTCTCACTCTGGCGTACCGCATCTTGTCCTTGCGAATCTCGCACGCCCTTTGCATCGTTCGTAAGTCATCCTCGGTTCGCCAGTCTCGGTCCATGCTTGGCGCTTCGGTTCCATAGTTCTTGGCTTTCTTTTTCATCACACAACTCCTTGAATCAGTTGTTGTGGCGCCGGTGCGCCGGTATCCGCTTGATCGACGTAACCTGCCGAGCGAAGTAGTTCGTCCGCTGCCGACATCACGCCGGGCGCCGCCACAGCGGCGGCGGCGGTGTTTACAGCAGTGGTTTGAGCCTCCGTGCCGGTTTTCACAGCGCGTGCCTCCGCCTCGCGAGCCTGAGCGCGCAGCTTCACCACTTCGGCAATGATTTTCTCAAGCGCCGCCTGGACCGTCTCCTTTTGCAGCGCGTCCATTTCCTTCTTTTCCTGCTGCATTTGCTGCCGTTCCAACAGTTCTTCCGGCGTCATTTCCTTGTCCGGATCGCTTTGGCCGTTCAGCTTGCGTATCCGGCCTACAATTTCTTCCTTGTCCGGCAGGTCCGTCATATCGATCACCAAGTCAAGGAGTTGAATGGCGATCTCGGGCGGCAACTTCGCCACGATGTCGGAGAGCGTCTCGAACATTGCCATCCGTATGGACTGGCGAAAGTCTTGCTCACCGATGATGAAGTCAGCTTGTCGCGCCGTTATGTCGTTCAGGACGCGGCCGTTTTCCTCGTCGATCTCGTTGATCTTATGAAACTCGGGGCGACCCTTCGTGCCGAGGATTCGGACAACCTTCTCCTGCGAGTAAAATTGCTCGATCATGGATAGTTGCTTTTGGCCCTGAATCTGGCAGGAGTAACGCAGGTTATCGAAGATCGCCGCGGTCACCACGCTACCCTGTTCCTGTCGCGCCAGGATCGCTTTACCGGCAACGGCGTTGGTCTGACGCCCAAGGTTCTCGTCCGTCACGCCGCCGACGTTGCCGACCATGCGCTCGTCATGCTGCATGAGCATGATCTGAGCGTCGGCCAGGTCCACGTTGTTCTCAAATACGAGTTTGCGCCCAGGCTTTACCGCGATGGTCGCGTCCGGGCGCGCCGCCTCGTCGCGCAGCTCTTCCCAATCGTCTACGGCATCCTTGTCGCCTACCACGCGATTGACCGACAAAAGAAAAAGCGCCTTGGATCGGCGCTTGTTGTAATCCTCCTGCGGATCCCGAATCTGGCGGATCACGCCGTATGGCATCCGGTCGCGCTTGCGCCGGTAGCACCAGATCGGCGTAAACGGGAAGAGGTTGTGCCGATACGGACTCTTTGCGTCGACAAGCAGATGGCCTTCCGTGAAGATCGCCACGCGCACGCGCATCACGACGCCTTCAAAGATGTCGATGATGCCTTCCCCTAGCGCCTGCATCATCTTTTTGTTTTTCGGATCGAAGTCTTGGCCGTGAAACAGCTCACCGCGCACGACATTCGCGCGCACCGGCTCGCGGTACCAGCACTCGATCAGCTTGACGCGCTCACGGCGGTTGTAGACAAGCGCATCACTGACGAACGTGCGGCGGCCGATAACGTCGCCGCGCTCGTCGCGCGCTTGGAAATGCTGCCCGAGATACCAAAACTCGTCCTCGTCCTCGCCAAAGTAGTCGTTGGTGATCGCCGCCTGGCGCAGCTCGCTCTTACGCTTCTCGAAGTGCTGTTCGGCAACGTCCAAGTCGAGGTACTTGTGGCGAAACACGTATCGCCAATCACTGCCGTCGAGCGAGTACCCCGTCGAGTCGTGGTACATATTGCGCCAGGTCTCTGAGCGCGTTTGAAGAATCTCGGCGGTTGGGTCGGTGTTGATTGAATCCTCCAGCCATCCGAGCCCGGCCTTTGCGGATTCCTCGAAAGAGCGCGACCGCTCGAACTGCGCCATGTTCGTGTCGCTGAGATACTTCAACAGCTTTGATTTACCATCGGCGGCTTTAACGTCATCCTCTTCGCGCGGCAACACCTTCGAGTCGATACGGGTACGCTTCTCGGTGCCGACGATCCAGTCGACCGTCGGCTTGACGATGTTGAACACCAGCGGCGCCTGCCCGCGCTCGCGCAGGATCGCGGCGTCCTCTTCCGCCCACTGTAATCCGTCGTAGAAATCTTCATCCAGCGCCATCTGGAAACGGTTGATCGCTTGGCGCTCGCGCTCCTGCGTGTACCACTCAAGTAAGCGGCGGTGCTTCTTGCGTGATATTTCAGAATCCAGCGGGTTGGCATCGCGAACGGCTTGCGCCTCTTCGTCGCGGTCGTCGGTAACGTCGGTCTCGGCCCGCTTGACCGTCTGGATGTTCTCGAAGCTCATCAACGCAGCTCGAAGGAAAACCGCGTTCCGTTGGGTAGTGTCATCTGTCCCTCACCGATGGCTTCTTGGTTTTCTTCCGGCTCGGGCTTCATCTTCACCAGTTCTTCCAGATGGTTGTTGATAACGCTCGCCACGCGGTAAACGGTCGCATGGTCGCTGCCAAGTCCCATCACGCGCGCGGCTATCGCGGCTTTCGCTACGAGGTGCTCGTTTTCCTGATACGCCCACGCGACGTTAATCGGGATGATGAACGCGCCCGCCTTCAAGCTGTGTCGCGGAAACAGCACCATGGCCGGCTCGCCGTTGATGTACTGGAAACTCACGACGATGCCGCGCGTCACGTATTGCGCGCGCGCTTTGTCGCCGCCGAGCATCACACCAATCATGCGGTTTTCCCCCCGCCTGCTGCCGCGACCCAATCATGCGCCTGAAATTTCATGTCCACTGAATGATAGTTATCTTGCGGACATTTCTTGGCCTGCGATCCGTCGTACCACTTGCCCGACCACGGATCGAACCTTTTGCCTTCCATTTCGGGACGCGCACTGTAAGCATCGGCCTTCAAGGCTTCGCGATCCGGGTTACGAGTGCAGAAGCAGCACGGGCGCTCGCCGGACGGACACCCAGGAAACTTCGCAAAGGCCGCCGAATGCGCGCATCCCGAGCATACGAGCGGGACGCCGTTGCGATCGCGCACGACGCGCGATAGGTCGACAATGGTTTGATTCAAGTATCCTCCGAGTTTCACTGCGGCGGGTTATCCGGGCCTAGCAGCCACCCCATCATCGCGATAGCGCGGGCCTTCATGATCTCGCAAGCGGCGATCATGTCCGATGTCTTGATCTTGGCGCAGAAGTAGCCAACGGCGAATTTGTCGTGCTTGGTATCAATCAACACGACAAGGCACTTATCGTATTCGTCCGGGTTAGCCTCGACGTATGCAAGCGCGTCGCGCAACGTCGTCACAACGTCGGTATGTGTGCTGTCGCCAACTGTGTGCGCTAGGCTAATGACGTTGTTGCTCAAGCAGTCCTCCAGCTCGCGGCCTTTCGGCGTTTCGGCGCCTTCATCGCCGGTTCCCATCCTTGCGCCCACTGGCGAAAGGCATCGGCACCGTTCTTCGCCCAATTATTTGCAGGGTGTGTGTGCCACGTCTCTTGCTTGTCGTTCCATGCCTTCGTGTACGAGTCGAGACACGCGATGCCCTCGCTGCAATTCTCCTTGTCGATCCAGACAAGTGGCAATTTCTCGCGCACTAGCTCGATCCCCGTTTCAAGCTGTTCGACCCTCGGCACAACCACGATCTTGTTGGCCGGCACTCCGAGCTCGATTAGCCGATCAACGCGGGACTCATTGCGCTCAAGATTCGCGTTCTCGGCGTCGTGCGGCAAAAAGTAGCGGTCATACAGATAGCCGCGATCCTGCATATCCTTGACGTAGTGGGCTAAGTCCTCGCCCGAATTCTCGTAGTAGTCGATAAAGCGGTGATCGCCGCCAACGTACTGGTGAAACCAGATGGCGTTTAAGTCGTTGCGGCCCAGATCCCAAAACGTATTTACCGGCACCGAAGGGATACACGGCACCTTCCTGATCCGGTCGTGCTTGCGAAGCCAGACCATCTGGGTCGCATAGTAGGCACCGAGGATTGCGACCTCGAACGCTTCTTCGGACGTGCTCGGATGCTCGCGCTTCATCGAATCGCCCATCCCCTTTGAATTCATTAGTTCGGCCTTCTTCGCGTACC